TACGGTGGTTATCGATTACTTCACGGATAACTGCTTTTTCAATTCCATTAGCTGATTGTTGGAACTCATTGTGGTCAACTAAAATAACATGTTGCCCTTCTACTACTTCCTCAACTAAACGTGGTAAACGTACGTTGAAATACTCAAGTGCATATTTTGTTTCATCGTTAATTTCTCCAAGTCTTACCGCTTCAGTATCCATTCCTTGAAGTCTTTTTAAATTATTGTATACGATACTTGAACAAATTGTATCAGTATCTGGATTTTTGTGTCCAAAAATTAAAATATTTGTCATTTTCTAACTCCTTATTTATTATTTATACTTACTTATATTTTACCTTTTTTTAGTAATTATTTCAAACTTATTTTAATAAATTATAAGCTTTTTTTCGCTAAACTTAAGTCTACATGACAGTACCCTGTAGGATTTTTTTCTAAGTATTTTTGGTGATATTCTTCAGCATCAATATAGTTATTTACCGCTTCTACTTCTACAGCAATTTTCTTAGTATAATTTTTTTGAAGTTCTTCTATAAACTTAACAGCTTCGTCTCTTGTTTCTTCATCTACGTAGTAAATACCCGTTCTATATTGACGACCTCTGTCTCCACCTTGTTTATTAACACTTACTGGATCAATAATTCTGAAATAATGACGAAATACATCATTTAATGGTAATACTGAATTATCATATGTTAAGTAAATTACTTCTGCATGATCTGTTGATTTTATGTTTTGATAAGTAGTTTCTGCAGTTTGACCGTTACTATATCCAACTTTTGTAGATAAAACTCCATCAAGTTGTGCAAAGTAACCTTCTACTCCCCAGAAACATCCACCCGCTAAATATATTTCTTTTTTCATGGTTTAGTTCCTCACAATCTATAATCAAAATTCAAAATTTATTAACTATTATTATACTATAAAACGCTAACTTTTAATATAATTATGCACTTCTATTGTATACTAACTACATCAAATATTTAGCAATTAAAGTGCATTATAATAATTTTTCATAAATAAAGACAAGTACATAACAATGGTTGTACTTGTCTATTATATATTTTTTATCTATTTATTTTTATTCAGTAGTATGTGTTTCTTCAAATACTCTATGTTCTACTTTATAATTATGGAATATCGCATTTATTTCTGCACCGATAATTAATATATATCCTGTAATATATAACCAGATGATAAACGCCATAAATGCTCCGATTGTTCCATATGTTTTAATATAGCTAGAAAAATGATCTATATAGTATCCAAATAATCTACTTACTAAAGTCCAGGAAACTGTGGCAAATATAGATCCTGGTAAAATACTAATAGCTTTTAATTTTAAATTCGGTCCCATTATATATAAAAATACAAATACGAAAAATGTAAATAGTATCGGGAAACTATAATTTAAAATTGACCACAAATTATAAAAACCTTCATCTAGATTAAATTTATGAAATAATAAGTATGTAAGTTGTTTTCCAAATACGACTAGTGCAAGAACTACGAACATTCCTACTAAAAACAACGCTGTAATTACTACACTAATTAATTTTGTTACTATCCATATTCTTCCATCTCGAACTCTAAAGGCATTATTAAAGGCAATAATTATCCCATAAATACCACTAGACGCTGACCATAAAGTAAATACAATACCCACGGTGATAATTGTATTATTCTTATTATTTAATACTTCAGAAATCATATCAAAAAGATAGTTACCTAAATCTCCAGGGGCAAAATTTTGAATCTTCTCTAATAGAAATTGTTGGTCAATTTTAAAGTATGGAGTTAAAGCCAACGCTACGATTAACATAGGAAATAACGATAAAATGAAATAATAACTTAAATTTGCAGATAGTAATGATATTTCATCATACATAAGTCGATAATACATTTCTTTTACAAATTTTTTTAATGTTAATTTTCCTTTAGGATTTTCTTCGTAGAAAGAATAGTTTTTTTCTGGTATAAACATAATCTTATAGAATAAATTTAGCTACAGTCTTTGCAGCTTTATAATACATTGGTAATGAAGAAACTGAAAGTATGTTTAAACCTCCAACAGGAAATTTAGATTTTTCCGTTACAACATAACCTTTTTCTTCTAAATACTTTTTAGCTTCTTCTACTTTTGCACGTTCTTCTGTACTAAAATTTTCTTTTTTGTGGAATACAGTAGCTGCTAGTGCTCCAGCACCTACTAGGCCTAATAATAATTTTTTACCCATTAAAATCTCCTTAAAATTTAATTTTAAATTTTTGACAATATAATAATATTTTAAACTATTTACTTAAACAAAGCAACAAATAACTTATTTTTCTATTTTACTTATTGTAGGGATTGAGCCAAAAGGCATAAATTAAAAAAAGTGTGCATTTGACTTTATCAACTTAATTATAAAACATCCTAACCTCACCATTTGAGATTAGGATGCCTACATATTATTTAGATTTACTGTTTTCTTGAAGTTGTTGTACTATTTTTTTATCATAATAATCATTTAAATTTTTTAAACTATACATTTTATTTATGTATATTCCTATTATGCTGAACAAAACTGTTATTACCAACAGCGTTACAAGTAGTGAAGCAACTATGGCATTGGCTCTTTTATATTTCTTTTTTGAATTCATAATTTACTCACCTTCCTTATTATGTTCATCATGTTCTTCTTTATCTTTTTTCTCTTTCTCCTCTTTTGCCTTTTTCTCTTTTTCTTTCTTTTCTTTTTCTTGCTTTTCTTTTTCTTTCTCTTTATCGGTTTTCTCATCTTTAACTCGTAAGAACATCTCTCGTTTGTGATCACTTTTATCGACAATTGAGACATGTATAATGTCATTATCTTGAGATAAAGAGTAGCCTTTCATATTTTTCAAGACAAGAATATATCCGGCAAAATTATTAGAATCTTTGAATTTATCTATATATATCCTACCACCTCTAAAGTTAATCCTTACGTCTTCGACATCATCTTTACTTTTCATTAAGATGTAATTACTTTCTTGATAGACCTTAGCGCTATTATTATAGGTTTCTAATATCTTTTTATGAGCTAAAGCATATTCATAATTTGAATAATCTAGAAATCTCTTTGAGGTAGTCATTGTAGTTTGTATGATTAACATAAGTAGTAAAGTTAAAATAATTAATAGAAATAAGGATACTGTGAGTTCCAGTAAGGTAAATGCTTTTTTGTCCTTAACTATAGCTAACTTTTTCACCCGTATGTTCATCCTCTATTCTAGCTGATTTTTCATCTACACTTATGTAATAATCACCTCGTGTCGTTGTAAAAACACGGTCTTTATAGTGACTACATATTTCTTCATATAATATTTCCTTCATTTCTAGTTCTTTTTCGATTTTATTTAAGTTTGAGTATTGGCGTACCATATTAGGAATCAAAAACACGAATAATAATGAGCAAATAAGCAATGCCCCTATCATTTCTACAAATGTAAAAGCTCTCTTATTAGATTTCATCGAGTGTTATATATCCAGTGTCTAAATGAGCAATTATTCTATACTTACTATTATCAAACTGTACATCTACAGTATTTGCTTTTGACACTAAATTTCCTTTCCTATATTCAAAGGTCACTGATCCTGATCCTAATTTTGGTTTCCCTACCCTTTTTATTTTTTTCCAATGCTCATGATCATCATAAAAAGTATCAAATTCTTCATCATCCATATAAAAGCAAATGAATGTTCTTCTTTCATTTAAACTTCTTGTTTGGATGTTGTATATTTCAGAAACAAGTTCATTAACTGCTAACCTTTCCTGGTATTTTTCATAGGTATTTATAGATATTCTAGATAATATGATTACTATAATACTCACTATTAAAAGTACCGCTAGCATCTCTACTAAAGAAAACGCCCCGTTATTTTTGTAATGTTGCTTTACCATTGGCTATTACTATTTTTTTACCATTTGGTGCTGTACTAGCTTTATCTGCTGGGCCATCTAAATAATGTTTATCTACTAGTTTTTCGAAAGTAACATCTTTATCTTTTTCATTAATTTCATAAGCTGTTACTTGGGATTGAACTGTTTTTTCATATGCTTCAGAGCTTTTATCTTTTGCAGTATCTATATTCTTAGTAATATTAGGGATTATAAGAATAAGAAGTATTGCGATTATGAAGAGCACGATTAACATCTCAATGTACGTGTAAGAGTGATGTTTAATTATATAAACCAAAAAGAACGTTAGCACTACGTAGTTGAGCAATTCTGAAGCGTGCTAACGTTCTTTTCTTGAAAACATTTCAGTTAATTAGAAAAAAGATTTAATGATTTATTCTTTAAGACTAACTATATTATATCATGCTAGTTTTTTATAAGTCAAGGTTCTCGTTTAAAATATCTCCGTGTGTAATTTCTACTACATCTTCCATAGTCACGTTATCAGAACTATCTTGACTTTCATATATTAAACTAAATACATTGTTGCCATCATCCTCCACCACTCTTACATAGTAAACATAGTTTCCTTTAGACAACATATACTCTAAATCAAATACCTGTACAAATTTTTGTACAGATTTGAAATACTCTAAACTATCAAACTGCTCTTGAAAATCTTGATAGTCTTCTGTATCTACAACGTATATACCTCGTTCATCTTGTTTAATATCTCCGTTCCTTAATAGAAACTCTTTCATTCTTATATTACCATAATCGTTTAAATAATACTTGTTCATCATATTCACCTCTTGTATATTTTAACATATTTTTATGCATAAAAAAATACCCCCTATCAAAATGATAGAGGGTGTTTAGGGAAAAATATATTTATTCTTATTAGTAATGTATTATTTTATTATTTCTTAATAATACCATATTTAACATGAATAATCAATTATTTTCTTTTCCAAGTTCCATGAGTTTCAAACGTTTCTAAGTCCATAGAAGCTACATAACGTCTTTCTCCACTATAAGATACGTATGATAACCATTCATATCCATTCGCATTACAGAACTCCATATAGTTGAACTCATCTCCTTTTTCATAAGTTCCTACGATTTCTGCATCAGTAGATGGTGCATTTCTAATGTTAAGTTTGTCTACTCCTACAGTATATGTACGAACTTCAGGAAGTGAGATTAAATCAGAGTTTTCTTCTACTACTTCGTTGTCATCAGTAGGATAATAGAACCAACCTACAATGCCATCAAAATTACGTTCCATATATCGTGCTGGTCCTCCTACATATAATGCATCTGCATTACCATCAACGTTTTGTTCGATAGTTTTCATAGTATAACCATCACTATCTTGTGTTACCACTCCAGTATGTCCGTATGGATGTCCCGCTATGTAAGTAGTATCCATAACGAATACAGCCCCAGCTAACGGACGACTATCAACGTTTCCGACTTCGTTGTATTCTACTCTATACCCTAATGCAGCTGCACTATTTAATAAGTCAATAGCATTACCCCATAGTGCTTTACCAAAATATTTAACTGATAAATAGTTAACTAAGTCTACACATTGTGTTCCATAAACTCCGTCTTGGTCTACTCCAATACCTAAGTTCGCTATTCTTTTTGCCTCATTTGTAATTTCAATTGTTCTTACCATTATTTATTATCCTCCGTTTTGTTAATATTTGTTATTTCTTCATTTCTACTTTGCTTAACTACTTGATGTGTTCCAACACTAGCAAGTCCTAAAAGTACTGCGTTAGTATCTTTAAACACTGCCCAACCGATTAAGCCACCTAACACTCCTAAAAGTTGGGGTATTAATTCTGTTGGGAAAGTTTTCCACTCTTTTAAGAACTTACCTAATAAGTTAAGTCCGAACACTATTAATGTTAATAATATTGGTTGTAATTGTTCCATTTTTTGTCCTCCTAATTATTCTCTGATTTCAACTCTGTTAAAACTTCTTTTATAATAGCTTTTAATTCTTCTTTAGGCACAGCTTCAGCGAAGTTTTTATTTGATAAGAATAGTACTTTCTTATCCTCTCCTCTTCCATACATTAAATCGTTCATACTATAATTATCAGGAATTGAGTTAGCAACCGTAAACATAGCAAGGTTAAAATCTACAAATTTTTCTTTACCTAAATCTCCTTTGAAAATGTATGGTGTTGCATTTGGAGAATTTGAATAAATAATACCTCCACGTATATCCACACCATTTGATACAAAACTATCCTCACTGTTAAGATGTTCTGTTATCGTTTCTTCTGTATATACTTTGTACAAAGGACTTATTGCCATAGTATCATAAATAGCATCTTCTTTTTCTTTCAGTTCCTTTTTAGTTACAAAATCAGAAGTATCAACATTTCCATCACCAGTTGCTGGTCTGTTTTCTAAAGCTGTTACACGATTTTTCAAATCAGTATCATCATAAATAGTATCATTATCTTGTTTGTTCTCTAATATGGTTATACGTTTAACTAATTCAGTATCACTATATGGTTGTGGTATTTCTGATTTTGTTGCATATGTACTCGCTATTTGTTCTTTTGTAAAATAGTTAAATAAATCTACTGGAGCTTTATTTTCAAGTGTAGTTACACGTTCTCTTAACGGTGCATCATCATATACAGTATCTTTATCTTGTTTTGCTTCTAAAGTATCTAATCTTTCTCTTAAATGAGTATCATCATATGCTCCACCTTCAATAGCTTTGCTTTCTAACGCTGTTACACGTTCTTTTAACGATGTATCATCATATACTGTATCTTTATCAGTCTTATTTTCAAGATTAGTTACACGTTCTACTAATGCACTATCATTATACGGTGCAGGTAAATCAGTCTTTTTAGCATATGAACCTAATTCTTGCTTTGTAGCGAAAATATCATTAGCTACACTAGTTGTTAAATAGTTACTTAAATCAATACTACCGTTTACCTGTAGTTTTTTGATTTCTTCTTCTAATTCTGAACGTGTAATTACATCTACTACTTCTTGGTCTTTGATATATCGAAAACCTCGTTTTGCCATATCGTATTTATCAATTTCAGATAACACAACATTGAACTTAAACTTAAATACATCTAGCGTGTCTGTTTCACTATCTAAAAATAGATAACCGATTACTTCTTCACATTTTGTAATAAATGTAGTATCAAATTTAACTTTTACTACATTGCCTTCTATAGTCCCTTTTGTTTCCCATGTTGCAAAACTTTCTTGAAAATCAAATAATACTTTTGCTTTATACTCCGATAAATCAACTTCATTCTTAATTACAAATTCAAAACCTGCATTGTTTTTATCGTGAGAATAGAGTTGTATATTTAAATCTCTTACACCTCGTTTATTTGCTACATTATTTAAACTTGTTCTTATTAATTTTTTCATTTGCTATACCTCCTATTTTTGTATTGGTAATGTTTTAAATCTGTTAAATAAGGTTTCAATCTTACCATTACCACCGATTTTCTCGTAGCTTTTGTATAATCCACTTAATTCTGATAAATCTTCGCTTGTTGTATACCCTCGTTCTATTGCCTCGCTAAATTCATTATGTAATCTATACGACATAATGCTTTTATTAGAATCTCTGTTCTGAAGTCCAATTTGAGTTACTTCATC